CAATCCCCTCCTCTCCTTATATCCTCTTGGTATATCAAGGGTTTCGGGGTCTTCGCCCGTTTTTCACCCGTCAAATTTGAGATTTTGAAAAATGTTTTTGACCTGATGGTCATTTTTTTCTTTTAAACTTTCTATCTGATGAGCGTAAACTTTGAGTGTGATGTTGAGATTTTCGTGACCCAATAGCTTGGATACTGATATTAAATCAACACCCTGTGCTATCAAATAAGAAGCGTAAGTATGTCTTAGCGAGTGATTGGTTAGATTTCTGCCAGTCACTCTTTTTATAACTTTGTTCGTTGCATTATTTGACGCTCCAAAGCATACACGACCGAGTTTATTATCCTGATAATAGTCGCTCTTAAAATTTCTTAGTATCTCAAGGCTATTTTTATCAATCGGTACCTTCCTGATGGACTGCTCGTTTTTGGTCGGACCGAAATTTTGAGAAATTGAATAATCAAAAGTTTTATTAATATCGATATAGCCATTCTCAAAATCAATGTCTTTCCAAGTCAACCCTTGAACCTCTGCAAATCGTAAACCGGTGACGGCTATGATATACGTTGTCAGGTATGATGGGTACTTGACTTTGCTTTTGGCAACCTTGATAAAGGCGAGGTATTCTGATTCTTCCATGAATTTCTCTGACTCTTCTTTAGCGGGTTTTTGCGATCTAACGATGGCCCCATCGGCAAAATTATCCCTAATAATGCCATCACGAATGGCCATTTTACAAGCACCCTTGATTTGATAATGAAATTTATCCAGAGTTTGTTGGGCTACTTTTGTGCCAAAGTCATTAAGGACTTGCTGATAAAAGGTGTGTGTGATACTCTTGAGCTTCCGAGTCCCAAAATAATGTTCGATGTGCTTAAAATTTTTGGTGTATGTCTGCCATGTCTTTGCGGTAATGTGAGGCCTTTTATATATGTCCGCCCAACGTCTGTTGTAGTCTAAAACAGTAATATCTAAAAGGTCTGCGGTCAGCGTGTTTAAATCAATTTCTGCTTGCTGAGCAGCGACTTTTGCAAGTGTTTTTGTTTTAAATCCACGTTTTGATTTTTCTCTTTTTTTACCTTGACTGTCACGGTAGGTGATGCGATACTCCCACCCAGAACCTAATCTTCGATAAAATGCCATTGTTTTCACCTCATTTTTCTGTTAAAATGGGTACAAGAAAACGACCTTTTTAATGGTTGTTTCTTATACGGTTTTGCCTCACGCTCAGACCGCCAAGTTTGGAAGCGTGGGGTTTTTTATTTGTCTTAAAAAATAAAAGCCACACTCTTTTGAGTATGGCTTACTGTCTGCTAGAGACAACGTCTTCTTTACTGCTCGCTAGGAGCTATGTGTTTTTAGTATAAGCCATTATATTTAAAAAGTCAATAAAAAAATTTACTATTTGAAAAAATTTTCTTTTATTTTTTCATCTATTTTATCTAAAGAATCATTGGAGATTCTTACATTTTTTAAAACGCCATATCTATTTTTAGGGTCGAATATTTTCATTTTGCTCACTGTTGTTATTTGGCCAACAAGAGCAATGCTACCTAATTTCATTTTTTCTAATTCATTTTGTATACGTTTTGCGTATCTTAAATCTTTATCGAAATTCGACATTGTATTTTCGTCAGCATTAGCAAGGTCAATATCAGATAAAGTGCTTAACAATAATTTTTGTTTATCTGTTAATTTATTAATTATCTCGTTACCAAGATAAACTTGATCATTAGGTAAGTTATTGATATCTTTGTTGTCTTTGACAGAGGTAAGCGGAATAATTGTAATTACTTTATTTCGCATTGAATTATTTTTATCTAAAACAATAGCGTAGTGCAGTCCACCCTCCTCACTTCCTATATTAAAACCTAGATTTACTTTTATTACACTTCCGCGTTTAAACTTACCTATTTTTTCTGGTTTAAAATCATTTTCATTTCTTTGATACCTTACCCAATCTTTTATCCAATATGAAATTTTATCCGACTTTGGTTTTTCTGTTTCAGATTTTTGTAATTCATTTAAATAATTATTAAGCATTATCATGGCTTCTTCTTTTAAAATGAAAGATTCCTCTTCTGATAATGGTTTGGCCATATCTATCCTCCTAAATTAAGCGTGGAATTTTTAGTTATTATTGATTTTTTTGAGTTCATCCAAAATTTCTTGGTTTTGACTAATCAGTATCCAATTTTGTTCCACTAATGCTGATAAGTACGTAACTTTTGCCTGTTCCTCAGCTTTTGCAAAACTCAAAGCCATGCCTGCTTTAAAAAATCCGTTACCAGCCAAATCATTAATCACACGTCTTACTTGCACGTTAGATTTTTCGTTCAAGTTGTCAATTCCACGTTGAGATAAATATTTTTGTATTTTTTGTTTTTGTTTTTCTTCTCTAGATAATTTTTCTCCGCCGAATATTGCCATAGTAATTCTCCCATTATTAAATTAAATTTTAAAAATCATTTACAGTATAAAAACTAATCATTCCTATAATGCGTAATGCGACTCAATATTCTTTTGGCATAAAGTTGCCGACAATTTTTCCTATTATTCTAGGATCTTCGCTAAAAGGAGCGAACTTGTCATTGTATTTTTTATTTAAGGAAACAAGGCGCAAGCCGTCCTTTTCTCTATAGACTTTCTTAATATAGGTTTGTCCGTCCCATTCTACGGCATAGATGCTACCTTCACAATCAAAGCCAGTTTGTTTTATAAGTACAACCTCACCATTTAGATAAGTCGGTTCCATCGAATCTCCGAAGACCCACGAAGCAAAATCGTAATCCAATTCTTCGTCGTAAAAAACAGTATCATAGTTCCCGTCGCCGAAATATCCATAACCTGTACCAGCTGAAAGTTTCTCATAGACTTTGTACTCGTAGAGTTTTTCTTCTATAGAGGTAATCTTATTTTTTTGTTCTTTTAATTGTTCTGTTGCAAAGTCTAAAACTTTTTGCTTACGGGGAACATTTAATTCTACGACTGTTGTGGTTATTTTTTTGACGAGTGGAGAAGTAGGGATTTTGAGTTCGTGATTTTTCTTACGAGGCGCAAATCTTGGGTCTATATCAGACTTCATCAATCCAAAGTAATCTGCTATTTTTTGAACGTTACCTGGAATAGGTAAAGATGTTCCTTTCACATAACCCGTAAGAGTGCTCGGTGGAATTCCTGTAGCTTTTGAAAGTTCAACTTGCTTTGTACTTGTTTCATCGAGCAAATCATTTAGTTTGCTCGAAAAGAATCTTAACGCCTCTATTTCTTGAGGGGTTATTTTGCCTCTTCCTCTTGCCATATTAATTTCCTTTCGAATTTTTATACTTATATAATACCGTTTTAAATCGTATTTGTAAATAATATTTTTAAAATAAATACGTTTTTTTTCGAAAAATTATTGACATACGATTTAAATCATAGTATACTATAATCAAGCTTAAGGAATTAAGCAAAACGAAAGGAGGTACAGCTAATGAAATCTAGGCTAAACAAAAAGCCTAAACACAAAGAACTAGAAGTCGAAATCAAGATTCTTTGGTTTAAGCTTAGAATTAAATATCTGATTACTAGGTAATCGGATAGGGGGTGAAATACCCCCACCCCATTTAGGGGTAAGTTTAGTTTAGCACATTGGCTGTATCTCCGCAAGAATGAAAGGAGAGGTTGCATGAATTGGAAAAAGCTAATGCTTGGCAACTTAGAACACACGTTTACTAGTCGTGATGGCAAGGAAAAAACAAGCGTTGAATTTGAAGGTGGCTTATTGCCAGCGATATTGGTGTTAGGTGGTATCGCTTGGTTGATTGCTTGGTTTATTACAAAATAAAAAGCCCACAAGGGGCGGAAAGGGGGTGGGGGAATGACTAAAATGACATTAAGAGCCTTACGCGTTAACTATAGCCTTAGCGCAAAAGAAGTAGCACAAGAACTTGGTATTCATCAACAAACTTTACTAAAATACGAAATTGATAGCAGCAAGATTCCTGTATCGCTACTAAATGAGTTGGCGGATTTTTATGAAGTAGAGGTTAATAATATTTTTTTAGGAAATAAATACGATTTAAATCATAGAAAATGTATTCACAGCTAGAAAGGAACCACATGAGACCAAAGCGATATCCGTATAGCTGGGAAAAGGCAGATTTAATTTTTGTAACAAAAAAAGAAATGCAGTTCGAAGTAACTAAACTTCAAGCAAACATTTCTCGTTTACAAGGAGAGCTTTATCAGTTGAAGACTAAATAGCCATTATTATTATCGATGACTTCATATCCTTGAGCGGTAGCTTCCGAAATAATTTCAGATTTAGACATTTCATATAATTCTAATTCGATAGTTGCTGATGGTGTTTCATCCGCAGAAACTTCAAAAATACTTTTTAATAGAATATCTAAATCTTGCCAAGTTAATTTTTTGATTTTAGTACTTGGTTTTGGACTCAATTTACTCATGCAATATCCTCCTTTCCATAATTTTTTGAATACAACGTTGAGAGGTCATATTCAAATAAATTATATCAGAAAGGATAAAATAACACAATATATTGTGTTATCGATATATATAAACACAATATGTTGAGGTTTGGATAATCTATGAAGAAAAAACTAGACAAAATTCTCATTGACAAAGAAATGAGTAAAAAAGAGTTATCAGAGAAAACAGGAATTAGTTACAACACCATTATGAATATCGGCAAGAAGGATATTTCGTTTAACAAAATGAAAAAAATTTCTGACGCTTTAGGTGTCAGCTTGGACGAATTTAAATAACAAAAAAAGTCCGACGGCAATCGGACTCAACAATAATACTTATGAGGTAATTTTATCATGGATAGCAGATTATTACAAATGCTAGATGAGTTTGAAGCAGGCCTTATTGATCGCAAGGTCAAAGTCATGAAAATGATTAACAACGAGACGGAAATTTATCCGCTAGAACTCAATAAAAAGCAAGTCAGTAAGATGTTTGGGGTTGACCCTAAAACATTTGACGCAAGATTTAACAGCCACAAAGATTTCCCACGTATTGAAACGGGAGGTCGGGAAAAATACCCACGAGATTTAGTCATCGAGTGGTATCACAGAAATTGGAGTATAACATGAAACTATTAGATTTTATTTTTGCAAAACCAAAAAAACAGGAAAAATCAAAATGGACGATTGAAAACAACGGTTGGGAAGCCAATGCGCGTAGATATAACCAGTTGCATGGTTTTCCTGGCAAGCAGGTTTGGTAAGAGGAAAGAATGGAACAACAACTAATTAACGACAATGAATTTTTACGAGACGAAAACACACGACTCAACAAAGAGTTTAGCGAGTTAAACCATGCGGTTGCTAAAGCAAATTTATTAGATGTCATCATCGAGGATGGATATATCCTGCAAAGCATGCTTGATAAGTGCATTGCTAAGCTTGATGAGATTGATCAGAAGGAGTTGAAAACATGGAAAAACTAACTTTAAAAAAAGAAAAAGAAAATACTGCAACATTACCGTTTTTTGTAGGGATTGATTTACACGCCCAAATCAAAGAAATCTCGACAGAAACAGGTATCCCGATGCGAAGAATTATCGAAAGAATGATTAGGTTTTCCCTTGATAACCTAGAAATCATGGAAGGGGATTAATGTATAGCTTTGAATATTATTGCGAAAATTGCGGCAAAAAATGGTCAAACATATCAGCATACAAGGACTTGGAATGCCCTTGCTGTAAAGAACCCGATCCGCAAATCACATGGGAAGCGAGGGCTTACGATTGAGAATCTACATTAACAAACATAAAAAAATGATTATCGCACCAGATTACAATGATCGTTACGGCGGTGTGTCTAACGTAACTATCCAAATAAGAGACGGAAAACTTAGCAAAGAAATTAATCAGCGTATTGAAGAAGCTATTAACTTTATCATTAAAGAATATGAGCCAATGTTTGACACTCCAGTAATTGATGATTTATTTAGAGAAAAGGAACAAGCAATCAGAAAAATGGTTGATTATGACACTGCCTTAACTGAGATGGTGGAGGTAGAAGATGAAAATTACTAAAGCGACAGAAATTACAAAAACTCATAATTGGCGCATATTAATCTATGGAAAACCAGGAAACGGGAAAACTTACTTAACTAATTACTTACAAGGCAAGACACTGATTTTAGACATGGATCACTCATCTAAAACGATTGCCGGAAATGAAAACATTGATATTATTCAATTTGACAGGACGCATCCAAGCGACTTTATGACTGAATTCTTGACAGAATTACCAGAACTTATCAAAGAATATGACAACTTAGTCATTGATAACATCACAAGTTGGCAATCAGACTGGTTTATTGAGCAGGGTCGTAAATCCAAAAACGGAATCACAAACGAATTGCAACAATACAACATGTGGACCAATTACTATTTAAGAGTATTGACTACTATTTACAGCCAACCTATTAATATTTTTGTGACTGCTTGGGAATCAACGCAAGATTTAACGCTTGAGAGCGGACAAATTATCACGCAATACATCCCAGACATCCGTAAGCAAGTATTAAGTCAGACGCTTGGTTTAACAGACATTGTCGGTCGTGTCCAAGTAAACCCTAAAACAGGCGGACATGGGATTCTGCTGCAGGGCAGCGACGGACTATATGCAAAAAACAGGCTCGATAATAGGACGGTTTGTAAAGCGGAAGAATTGTTCAATTTCGGAGACACAGTAAATGAAACTACGTGATTACCAAGAAGAATTATTAACAGATATTAGGAGGTCATTAGCGACTGGAAATAAAAGAATAATCGTCCAGTCGCCTCCCTAGAAGTGGAAAAACTGTCGTTATGGCCCATATCGCTAAAAGCGCTACGGATAAAGGAAACAGAGTATTGTTTTTTAGCCATAGAAAAGAAATCAACGAACAGGTAGAGAGAACATTTGCAGCAAATGGAGTTAACTCAAAATTATTAATCATCGGTGGCGTGCAATCGCTAGTTAGAAGACTAGATAGTCTATCTCGGCCAGAAGTAATTTTGATTGACGAGGCTCACCACAGCAAAGCAAAGTCTTACTTAAAGATCATCGACCATTTTAAAAATGCTTATGTATTAATGTTCACTGGGACACCAGTCAGGTTAAATGGAGATGGATTTGATGATATTGCTGATGATTTGGTAGTTGGAAAATCTGTCAAATGGCTGCAAGAACACGGTAATATAGCTAACTTTAAATACTACGCACCGTCCATGATTGATAATTCTGTCCTAAAAAAAAGAGGTGGAGAGTTTACTAAGGATTCTGTTGATCAATCCATGAAATCAGTTATCTATGGTGATGTTATTAAACACTATGAAAAGCTAGCAAAAGGAAAGCAAGCTATCGTTTATACGCATAGCGTAGAAGCCTCTGATTTAGTCTCTGACACCTTTAATCAAGCAGGGTACCAATCACAAGCAGTGAGCGGAAAAACGCCTAAGAACGAACGAGAAGAAGCTATGCGAGCGTTTAGAGATGGTGATTTAAAAATCATGGTTAACTGTGAATTGTTTACAGAAGGGATAGACCTGCCAAATGTTGATGTTTGCATCATGTTGAGACCAACTCAGTCACTTTCGCTATACTTGCAATTTGCTATGCGACCGTTAAATCCTAGAGATGGTAAAACTGCCATTATTATTGATCACGTTGGAAATGTGGAGCGTTTTGGTTTACCTAACATTGATAGAGAGTGGCGTTTAGATGGAAAGACTAAACAAAAGCAATCCACTAAGATTGGTGAGCCTACCACAAGGGTTTGTGATGACTGTTATGCTACGTACTGGTCAGACGCTCGTATATGTCCAGAATGTGGGCACGAGAACGAGCTGACCAAACGTGAAATCGAAGAAATCAAAGAAGCAGAACTACAAGAAATATCTGAACAAAAACAACTAAAACTAAAAAATAGAGTTAGCACATACCAGACGCCTGACATGTGCCAGACAATGGACGAACTAACTGAATACCGAAAACAACATGGATACAAGCCAGGTTGGCAGTATCACATCGCTAAAAAACTAGGAATTTTATACTAAAAGGAGAAACACATTATGTTTACAATCGATTACTCAAAAGCAAAGGAATTTGCATCAATTACCGACGGAACTTACGAAACATTTATTGAAAAAGCGGTCCAAGACGCAACTAAAAATGGCGCAGACTTTATCAACATCCACTTCAGAATTCGCAAAGACTTCCAACAAGAGTTTCAAAATAATATTATCTTCCACCGTATTTTTGCCAAAAAAGAAGACGGGAAATATCCAGAAGGGGTCATTCATAATCTCGCTAAGCAAGCAGGTATTCCTGAGGGTACACAGTTTAAGTCCCTGGATGATTACTTAAATCAACTACTTAACAAGTGTCTCAAAATTACCGTTAAAAATGAAACATCCGAATATAACGGAAATACTTACAACAACTTAAATGTGAAACGTATCGAAAAGTCCGATATTCCATCTATGGTTAATCCTGTAGAAGAATTCAAAGAAGACGATCTACCGTTCTAATTATGAGGGGGATGATAGATTATGCGATCTATTATCAACAAAAGGGATTTTCAGTTATTCCGATTTCAAAGGATGGCAAAAAACCTCTGGTCGCTTTTGCGGATAAGCCAGCTTTTACAGAGCATGAGTTGCGGCTTTTATGGAAGGATAATCCAGATGCCAACATTGCTCTAAGAACAGATTCGTTTTTTGTCATTGATATTGATGTCCACAATGGCGTTGACGGTCTGAAAAACCTTAGAGAATGGGAGCATGCAAGGTTGATACCAAAAACCTTGCAAGCAACCACGCCTAGTGGAGGAAGGCATATCTACCTTAAAAAACCACAAGGCGTTTCCATGGCGCAAAATATCGGTTTTGTCGATGGTGTGGACTTAAAAGCTCATGTTAACAATTATGTGTTGGTACCACCATCAAACAATGCCAAAGGCATGTATGTGTGGGATAAGGTGCATTCGCCAACCTCTGGCGAAATGACCGAAGCGCCTCTTGAGTTGATAACTGTATTGCAAGAATTAAAGCCTGCTTACGAGTATGATGCTAGTAGTTTTACATCTGGAGATTACCAAGGTAGCAATAAAACAGCTAAATTATTTGAGACGATTGTCCTTGGTTTTGGTGATACAGGTGGCAGAAACAACAGTCTCGCTGAATTTGTAGGTGGTCTATTGCTTAGAAATGTAGATGTTGAAATAGCATACACATTAGCTAAAATGGCTAATCACAAAACAGTTGATCCTTTAAATGATAAGGAGTTTGAAAGAACATTTAAGAGCATGTGTGACAAGGAATTGAGGAGGAGAAGTGGACTTTGAATTTTACAGAGAAAAATTAAACGAGGAACCTGGTATCGAGCCAGGTAAACCTAAAACATGGTCTGCTATTAAATCCAAGCTGGTAGCATACCGAAGAGACTGGCTTGAAGAAGCTGGGAAAGATGTTAAAAATTTATCAGAACTAGCTGTTGCTATCGGAATAAATAAGTACCTGCATGTTATTACCTTAGAAAACGGGAAAGTAGCTATCTACGATCCAGACCAAGGATATTACATCAAGGACTATAAATTCGCTTATAAATTAATCCATATTCTACAACCTACGTTTAATGAGACAAAATGCCGTAACGTGTTGTTTATGTTAGCGAGTATGGATAGGAAATATGGGGCAATGGACTTCGAACCAGAATTCCAAGACGTGAGACGGTATGTACTAGTTAAAAATGGTATTTACGACAAACACAAACGCAAATTATTGCCTTTTGATTACCGATTTATTAATTTCAGCACTATCGAAACAGAACTTATTCCAAACGCTCCTCTCCCAACCATTGACGGTTGGGACGTGGAGTCATGGTTATTAGATTTAATGAGCGGAGATAAGGACCTCGTCAAGTTATTATGGCAAGTCGTGGCAGCATCCTTAAACGGTAACTACTCTTATCGTAAATCAATCTGGTTCGTAGGTAATGGTAACGATGGTAAAGGGACATTTCAACAGATGATCAGCAATCTGGTTGGTTTTAAAAATGTCGCTCCTCTAAAATTAAATCAATTTTCAGAACGCTTCGGTCTTGCGATTATTGAGGGGAAAACGGTAATTATCGGAGATGATGTTCAAGCTGGTATCTATGTGGACGAAAGTAGTAACTTTAACTCTGTCGTGACTGGTGAGCCTGTGAGCATTGAGAAAAAAGGCGAGAACCCTTACATGGCGATTTTTAAAAAAACCGTCATACAATCAACAAACGGAATGCCATCATTTAAAAATAAATCAAACGGTACTTATCGCCGCATTATCATTATCCCGTTTAAAAAGACATTCTCATCAACGGAAGATAACTGGGCAATCAAAGATGATTACATTAATCGTAAAGAAGTGCTTGAATACGTTCTTTGGAAAGCTATCAATTTAGATTTTGATAGGTTTAGTGAGCCGAAAGCGACACAAGAAAGGATGACTGAATTTAAAGAAGAAAATAACAGTGTATTAAGATTTTTAAATGAATATCTTCCGTGCGTTGAATCGACTAGAATTCCAGTTAAATTTTTATGGATTTTGTATCAAGCGTGGTGTAAAGCGGATAACGTTACGTTACCAAAAAAAAGCAATTTTGATAAAGAATTGGATAGTTGTTTATCTGAAGATTGGGTCAAAGATAGACAAAAACCCTTGGATTTTTTTAAACCAGCAATCGATAAGCCTGATTATTTTATAGATGGAACGTTTAACTGGAAAGAAGAAGATAAGAAAAAAACAGCAGTATTGATTAGAAAAGTTACTCAGTAACCGAGAGTTACTGAGGGTAGTAACCTCTAAAAACGTTGACACAACAGCTTTACTAACTTATTGGTTACTCAGTTACTTACTTTTAAATTAATTAATAAAAATAAAATAATATAAATAATATATAGAGAGAACGGAAAATGGCGTAACTGAGTAACCGAAAGTGTTCAAATGCTAGTAACACCAATGGTTATAGCGGTTATCTGATGAAATAACTAGGAGTGTAACCGGTAATTATATGACAACAGAATCATTAATTCAAAACCAAATCCGTGTCGGTTTATCACGAGCCGGCCACATGGTGTTCCGTGCAAATGTCGGAAAAGTAAAGACGGCAGATGGAAGATATTTTGATACTGGACTGCCTAAAGGTTTTTCAGACCTCTTCGGCTTTAAACCAAACGGACAAATATTCTTTATCGAAGTAAAAAACGAAATGGGTCGAGTGAGACCTGAACAAAAAAAATTTATGGAGGTCATGGCATCTAGAGGAGCTCTTGTAGGCGTGGCTCGGTCGGTGGAAGATGCCTTAAAAATAGTCAATGACACTAGTAGATGATTTTTACAAACAAATGCAGCCGTCAATTAAAGCGTTTTTAAATGACAACATTACCATCGCAGATGAAGAAGAAGCTATCAGAGTCTATAAGTCAGTTAAATACTACAAAAAACTCAATAGATTGCCGCCGCCGAATGTGCTTGAGTGGTTCCAACAAATCTACACGACAGAGAAAATGGTGGCGTTAATCAAGCAGTCTTATCGACTTAAGCAAAAAAAGACAGACGAGGATGACAAAATTTATGAAAAGTGGATGTTTAAAAATTACGGTGACATTAAGCTTGTTAAAAAAGTCAAGCGCATGGACGCACTGGCAAAAGCTTGGGAGATGGGACTATGAAAAGACACAGACAGTGGAATAATGACATTAAATACACACCTAAGTCTTACGATAATCTGTTGCCTTATGATGTATCAGAGTTGTTAATAGATCGCAGAAGCAAAATAAAAGTGTCTGACGAGATTTTAGCGGGTAGGATAGGTATTTATATTTGGCAACTAAATGCGCTCTTAGAACGCAAAATATTGCCAAATGAGAGCGAGTGTAAATTGATTATAGATTTTTTGAGAGAGGTGGAAGAATGACAGATAAAATTAATCCAGAATCAATGCAAGTAGCATTTGATAAAAACTATCAAACATTTTTAGCAAAAAACGCAGATTACGGAAATTCTTTTGAGAAGTCGCTTGATGACCTCGGAATCGTCGCTGGAGTGGTCAGAATTGGCGATAAATACAACAGGGTGTGTAATCTTATCAAAAACAAACAAAACGTCTCAGAGAGCATTTCAGACACGTTAAACGACATGGCTAATTATTGCATGATGTTGGCAGCTTGGTTGGAGGGTAAGGAGGTTTTAAATGATTAAGTTAAAGGGAAATGAAGATAGCTGGCTAACATTTTTTGTAAATGTAAACGGATTAAGAACCAAAGAGCAAAAATATAAAGCAATTGAAACAGTTGTTTCTAACAGAATATTTTCATCGTTTGAAAGAAATTTGGCTGTTGTCCAAGCCATCCTAGACGGTGAATGGGAAGTGGAAGAACCTTTGTATTATGTGAAGTTGGTTGATAAAGAATTTGGTTATTTAAATCAAAATATAGATGATTTAAGACTAATTGTAAGCAATAAAAATCAAACTCGTGATTGGAAAAGCAAATTCACACGAGCAGAAGTTAAAGCTATTGATCCACGCTATTTAGAATTTTTGGAGGAAGTGGAATGACAGAGGAAGAAATAATCAGATTAAATAGAATGCTGATAGGTAAAATCAGACCGTTTGGAGATACTTCAATCGATGAACAAGTAAAAGTGAATTTAGAGGTTCATATCGGAGTTGTTAACGAACTAATATTTTACTTAGAAAATTCAGCAAGTTTCAAAAACCGTTCTGAAAAATCAATGCAAGAAGTCGGAGATAAAGCTTTTAAATATTTGAAGAGGTTGAATAAAAACATATCTGAATTTTTGGAGGAAGTGGAATGATTAAATTTAGAGCATGGGATAAAGTTGCAAATGTAATGATTTATAACATTGAGCAAACGTATGACGGACTTGGATATTTTCAAGAAAATGAAGACATAGAAGATTATGTTAGTGATATTTCTTTTGGGTGTTTTGCAGACTGGTTGGAAAATGATCAGTTTGTAATCATGCAATCAACAGGTCTGTTTGACAAAAATGGGGTTGAGATTTTCGATGGAGATGTGGTTAGATACACATGGGATATGCTGAGCGACCCAAACGCAACCGAAAAAGGTAAAAAAGTTAGAATATCAAAAGTTTTTTGGTCAGATTGGAGAGCCTCGTGGGCAGTTGGGAAAAAGTTTTGTAACAATGATTTATTTACATATGCCAGAAATGGAAATACTGTCGAAGTTATCGGAAATATATATCAGAACAGCGACCTGCTAGAAAGTGTGAAAGAATGACAAAAGAAGAAGTAATAAATCAGCTTCTAGACACGATAGAGAGACAAGATGATAGGCTGTATAAACAGACTAACGTGATCGTTATGTTGATTACAGGGATTAGCATATTGCTAATGACGAGCATCGCACTGCAAAGTCACTACGAACCACAAATTACAGGACTACGTACACAGCTAGTAAGGACACAAAAACAACTTAAACGTGCGAGTGAGGATAGAGCTAGACAGACTAAGCGGATTGCGGAGCTTACTGGAAATGGGGGATAAGGGATGATAAAAGTATTTGAAGCGTTTAGCGGCATAGGAACGCAACGCATGGCATTAAGAAACTTAGGTATTGAACATGAAGTTGTAGCAATTGCTGAAATAGATAAATATGCTTTGAAGAGTTATGAGGCAATTCACGGCGATTGTCCAAACTTAGGTGACATTTCAAAAATAGAAACAACTGATATTCCTAATCATGATTTATTTACTTATAGTTTTCCTTGCCAAGATATTTCAGTTGCAGGAAAACAAAAAGGGTTAGATATGGATAGTGGTACACGTTCTGGACTATTATGGGAATGCCAAAAAGTAATAGCTGCTAAAAAACCAAAATATCTGCTTATGGAAAATGTGAAGAACCTGGTAGGGAAGAAACATAAACATAATTTTGACAAATGGTTAGAGTGGTTGGAAGAACTTGGTTACACAAACTATTGGCAAATATTAAACGCTAAAGACTATGGTGTTCCGCAAAATAGGGAGCGTGTATTTTGTATCTCAATTTTAGGAGATCATGAGCCTTATATATTTCCAAAGTCTATTGATTTAGAGTTGAGATTAAAGGATGTTTTGGAAGATGAAGTCGATGAGAAGTTTTATCTGAGTAAGGAAAAGACGGAGAAGCTGACTTTGAATATGGAGAAGAAATTAACAGAACCATCAGACAAGATTAATCAGATAGGTAGATTAGACACGCCGACCAGAAAGAACTCTCAAAGGTGCAGAACATATGATGAGAACGGTATCGCCCCATCCATCCAAACTATGCAGGATGGAAATTTAGAGCCACAAGTTATTCAACCAACAAAAGAAATGAATGATGGTTCTCTAGTTGCACACGCATTGGACGCATCATATTACAAAGGGAAAGCACCGAACGATGTGGGTAAGGGTAGACGTACACATGTCATTGAAGGTGATGAGCTGAAAGTTGTTGAAGATATAAGTGACAAGTTTTCATTCGTCAAAAAGAAAAGCCGGGAAATCATAGCAGAAAAGGGAACGTTGCCAGAATACTACAACCCATATAACAAAAGCGAAATCGGGGATACATCGCCAACGATAACGACTTCTTCAAATCGAGCAAGCAATTCCGGGCAAGTGATGATAAATAGAAATTTTCGCATCCGTAAATTGACACCAAAAGAATGCTGGCGACTAATGGGTTGCTCAGACGAAGATTTCCATAAAGCAGAACAAGTAAATAGCAACACACAACTATATAAGCAAGCAGGGAATGCAATTGTAGTAGATGTGCTAGAAGCTATTTTCAGCCAGTTATTTTTGAAAGAGGTAGCAAATGAAGATTGAAGATATTGAGCGAATAATTGCCGAATATTTAATGTCCAGAGCTGACAGAAATGGATATGCAGTAATAAAAGTTGAAGATTTTTTAGAGCATATTCGTTTTTCGTATGAACAACTAAATAGCTATGATAATCATAATCATTTTTATAAATTGGTAATTGACAAATCAGGTTATAGACTTGAATGCAATAAATGCCATGAAGTTTCTTTTGAGGTAATTACAAATGAAGATTGAAAATAAAAAAGCGTACATACCCTGTGAAATAGTAGAAAACCAAATAAATAACGGACTAAATATACGTGTGAGAATTGATAAAACTCACGATTTGTATATTAACCGAAAGTTAATTATCCCTGATATCGACCAACCAAAACCAGTAGTGCCAAAGTTTGTTGCGGAGTGGATAGAAGAATGTAAAGAAGATGGTTCAACTTTATCTCTCGCTTATGACGTAAATGCTTTTAGTGAATTAGCAGAATGGCTTTATGACACAAGTGATAGTACACATATTGACCTATTCGCTCAAGCATGGCTAGCCTATCCAAACATTACAGTCAAAAAAGAGAAGTTGTATACGGTAGAGATACCGAATCCGAATATAATTGGAAACGAACATACTGTACTTATGAAAAATGGATTTGGGCAAATTGTGATGCTAAGGGTTTGCGGGGATGACTGGCGAACTGATAAAGATTATCAAATCACCGAATCAGAAATCCGCAAAGATTTTGATTGGGCGTGGCAGTTTATGAAAGAGGTGACGGATTTATAACCCCACGCAAGCGCTCAAGAGCCTGCAATGGCTCTGTGGGGTTACGTGCCAGGAACCACGTTAAAAGCGACTTAGACGCCTTTTATTTTTATCAGCTGCATAGCGTGGAATAATCGTTATGCAGTCATAGACCGAAATTAATTAAAAAAGGATGTGATAAGAATCTCCTTAACCAAAAAAACAAAATCTAACGCAGATTATCGGTCATCTGCTATTATTCAAGGCGCTAATGTTGACATACTGCGCCTGTGTCAAAAACAAAAGAAAGAGAGGGCTTTTCTCCACAAAACAAAAAGACGTCCACACGGAACGCCTCCAGAAATATTATCAACACTAATATTATACCATACTGGGGGCTTTCATGACGTTTTTTCCAGAGATTGACATCCAAAAAACAAAATCCAATGCCAAGCGTAAATTGAGAGAGTATCCACGCTGGCGGAGGATAGCTAATGACGTAGATACTCAAAAAGTTACAGCTACTTATTCATTTGAGCCAAGGCAGCCGCATGGAGTCCCTAGCAAGCCCGTGGAAAGGTTAGCGCTTAATCGTGTGTCAGCAGAACAGGAGCTGGATGCGATTGAGAGAGCAGTCAACGGGATATTTGATCCAGAGTATAGATTGATACTTATCGACAAGTATTTGCTCACGTATCCAAAGACTGATTGTGATATTTATACAAATCTTGGCTACGAGAAAAGTCAGTATTACAATATGCTAGATAACGCCTTGATATCGTTTTCCGAACTGTATAAAGAGGGAATGTTGCTTGTTGAGAAATTGGAAAAAAGCTGGAATTAACATGGAATAATTATGTACTTTATATATAAATATACGTGTTATTATAGTACTATCAAAATAACAAGAAGAGATAACCATTTTACCAAATGACTATTTATTTAGTCGCCAACTTTAACTACGATCAAACTTGTTATTTTATGGTATGTGAGACGCATGGAGCAGGTTCGAATCCTGCCGTCTCAATCAGCGTCAGAGGAGACGCGACCCCATACCCTTTTAAGGCAGACACGTTCTGATGTGTGGGTTTTTATTAAGACTTAGCGGCGCCTCTTTACAATGCGTACCAGTGCTAAGTCGATTTATTAATCGCAAGTAAAACAAGGGTCGCAACCTTGCTTGTGGTTAGTAGGGACAACGGTTGTAAGTCGGTTCGATTCCGACTGTTCCTGTAGCTGCGTTTGCTAAAAACACGCATTAAGTTATAGTCTTAGTGGTGGAAAACGTCGTTTAACTGTTGTACGGAAACAACAGCGCAACTATCATGCGATAACAGATAGCGTTTAGGGCACGTTACTTGACGAGACAAGCGTGAAGAGGCGTTTAGTGTTAGTCGTCCGAATAAATAAACACTCAGTCATCACATTGTGGTGGCTTTTTATTTCCGAAAATTTCCGAAAGGAGGAACATATTTTGGCAAGAGCAAATAAGGCAAAAATGCTTGATGCTATTGAGTTTAAATTATTAAATCCAACAGCTAATCAAGCACAAGTTGCGGAAATAATCGGTATCACAGACAGGCAGCTACGAAATTGGGAAAATGACCCAGAAGATAAATCGGGTTGGAATAAATTAAACGATGAAATCGCAGAAAAAGCTTTTGGCAAATATGCTCTTTCTGCGATTGGAACGCTTGTTAATCTAAGCAAAAACGCAAAATCAGAATTGGTAAGACTACAAGCTTCTCAAGATATCCTTGACCGAGCAGGTTATAAACCGACAGACAAGCAGGAAATCAGCATAGACGAGCCTATCGTACTTGCTAATTCATGGGTGCAAGACAATGGTAGTTGATTTAGCTGATATTATCCCAATTGGTTTTAAGCTTGTCGTGCAAGCGACTTGGAATCCTCAAATACTAAATATCGCTTGCAAAGGCGGACGTGGGTCTGGTAAATCATCTAATATTGCTTTTATTATCTCGAGGTTAATAATACAGTATCCTGTCAATGCGGTTTGTATCCGTAAGACAGACAACACTCTCGAGCAGTCTGTTTATGAGCAAATCAAATGGGCTATTTCAGAGCAAGGGCTAGAGCGTTACTTTAAATTTAACAAGTCACCTCTAAGGATAACATACATCCCCAGAGGTAACTATATTGTGTTTAGAGGGGCGCAGAACCCTGAGCGTATCAAGTCGTTAAAAGATAGCAGGTTTCCTTTTGCTATCGGTTGGATTGAGGAGCTTGCGGAATTTAAAACAGAGGACGAAGTTAAGACTATTACCAACTCGCTTTTACGTGGAGAGTTAGGCGATGGTCTTTTTTATAAATTTTTTTATACATACAATCCGCCAAAGCGCAAGCAGTCTTGGGTTAACAAAAAATATGAGAGCCAATTTCAGCCGTCTAATACGTTTGTACACGCATCTACGTATAAAGATAATCCTTTTATTGCCAAAGAGTTTATAGCCGAGGCAGAAGCCACGAGAGAGCGTTCAGAACGTCGTTATCGTTGGGAGTATTTAGGAGAGGCAATTGGTTCTGGTGTTGTGCCGTTTGATAACCTACGATTTGAGACAATACCAGACGAATTATATAGGTCGTTTGATAATATCCGTAACGCTGTCGACTTTGGTTATGCTACTGATCCATTGGCTTTTGTGCGTTGGCATTACGATAAAAAACATAATGGTATTTATGCGATGGATGAGCTATACGGACAAAAAATTAGCAACAGACAGTTAGCAAACTGGTTAAAAGATAAAGGCTACTCAAACGATGAGATATTTGCAGATGCAGCCGAACCTAAATCTATCGCAGAGTTGCGAAATGAATTTGGGATTAAGCGTATCAGAGGTGCCAAAAAAGGCCCTGACTCTGTAGAGTTTGGGGAGCGTTGGTTAGATGACCTAGATTTTATCTGCATCGACCCAAAACGGACACCAAACATCGCTCGAGAATTTGAAAACATTGACTACCAAGTTGATAGAGATGGCAACCCTAAACCTCGTTTAGAGGATAGGGATAACCATGCGATAGATGCGACAAGATACGCTATGTCAGACGACATGAGAGCGACTAAAACCATCGTCAAAACATTTAAAGGAGGTATCTAGTGCCAGAATTATTTATTGTGCCATCGGATACAGAGATGACAAAAGATTTGTTAAACGAGCTAATCCAAAAACACAAGTCGTTTAACATTGATTATTTAGTTTATAAGCAGCTGTACGAGGGTTCTCACGCTATTTTGCGACAAAAACCAAAAGAGCAATACAAACCTGATAATCGCTTGGTTGTTAACTTTGCAAAATACATCGTTGATACATTTAACGGTTATTTTATCGGTGTGCCAGTCCAAACGAGCCACGAGAATAAACAAGTCAGCAATTATTTAGAGTTATTAGACGGATACAATGATCAAGACGATAACAACGCAGAACTATCAAAGATTTGCAGTATTTACGGACATGGCTACGAATTAGTTTTTAATGACGAGAATGCGGAGATTGGAATTACTTATCTGACGCCTCTTGAAGCATTTATTGTCTATGACGACTCTATTAGACAAAAGCCGTTATTTGCTGTGCGATATTTTTATAATAAGGACGGCGTTTTAGAGGGGTCTTATTCAGACGCCAGCAAAATCACTTATTTTAAAGATGGCGAAAAAGGCCTTGAAATCGGGGAGAGCGATCCACATCCGTTTGATGGCGTGCCGATGATTGAGTACGTTGAAAACGAAGAGCGACAAAGCTTGCTAGCTAGTGTTGTGACATTGATTAATGCGTTTAATAAAGCTATCTCCGAAAAAGCCAATGACGTTGAGTATTTCGCAGACGCGTATCTTAAAATTTTGGGTGCTGAGCTAGATGACGAGACATTGAAGTCTCTTAGAGACACCCGCATTATCAATCTAAAAGATACTGATGCGCAGCAATTAATTGTTGAGTTTTTACAAAAGCCAGATGCCGATGCAACGCAAGAGCATTTGCTCGACCGATTAGAGGACTTAATTTTTAGGACTGCTATGGTTGCTAATATCAGTGACGAATCGTTCGGTACAGCTAGCGGTATCGCTTTGCGTTATCGTTTGCAAGCTATGGATAACTTAGCTAAGACAAAAGAGCGTAAATTCATGAGCGGTATGAACCGCAGATATAAGCTTATTGCAAGTTATCCTACATCAAAGATAGGTCCTAAAGATTGGATTGGTGTTAAGTATAAATTTACTCGCAACTTGCCAGCGAATCTCTTGGAGGAGTCACAAATTGCAGGTAACTTAGCTGGGATTGTCTCGGAAGAAACGCAGGTCGGTGTGCTATCTATTGTGGAAAACCCGCAAAAAGAAATCGAAAAGAAAAATAGCGACAGGCCAACCTTAATTAGTCGAAAAGCAGGAGGGCTAAATGGCCAAAACACCACAACAGTATTGGAATGACCGTCAGAAGCAACTATGGGCTAATTTAGAGACGTCAGAGCGTGCTTTACAGGTTAAGCTTAGCAAATATTATGCAGATGAAGTAAAGGCCTTAGAAAAGGAAATAGGGGCTTATTTTAGCAAGTATGGAAAAGACAACGTTATTGAGTATCGAAATCTTTTACAACAGTTATCTAAAGCTGACAAAGACTTGCTTTATCGAGATTGCGAGCGATTTGCTGAAAAATATCCACAACATGCTGATTTAATGCCTGTCAGAACATCTATTTATAAACTAGATAGATTACAAGGACTAGAATTAAGCATTAAAATGCAGCAGTTGGAAATAGGGGCTATTGAAGAAGCGGAATTAACCAAGCATTTGACGACAGTCTTTAAAAAAGGCTATCAAGAAACCGCTAAAACAATTGGTTTCCAAACTGACAAAGTATCCGCAGAATTGTTTGTTAACAATGATTGGACTGGTAAAGGCAATTTTAGTTCTAGTATTTGGACTAACAAAGATAAACTTGTCAACTATCTAACAAACGACTTTAAGACAGCGATTATCAGAGGAGATAGTTTTGATAAAGTCGTCAAACAGATGTCAGAGCGTTTTACTGTACGTTCGCAGTCGGACATTACACGATTGATTATGACTGAGGGTACTTATGTCAACAATCAAGCGATGATTGCGCCGTTTGAGGATAGCAAAGACTTTGATGAGTACGAGTTTGTCTCTGTTTTGGATGGGGCCACCAGCTCGATTTGTAGGGGCTTAGACGGTCATAAATTTAAACTTAAAGATAAACAGGTTGGAGTTAACTTCCCGCCCATGCACGCAAACTGCCGTAGCACGTTTGCTATGGTTATTCCAGATGATTATTTAGAGAGGTAAAAACGGATGAATAAACGCATTAAGAAAAAACGTAGATTAGAGACATTATTAGGCTTAGCAATCGGTCAAATTACAGCGTTGCGATTGGAGCTAGACGCTGTTAAATCAGCGACGTTAGATAACCAAGCAGCCATCAAGTCAATCGGCGATGATGTCGACTACATCAAGCAAAATTACAAACGGAAATGGGGGAAAAACAAGTCGTAGCAATACGGCTTTTTATTATGTCCTGTCGCATGACAAAAAACTAGGCAAATAAAAATCTAAAGCAATGCGCTGGGGCTTTTGAGCAATGGCGTGGGGCAGGAGGAAAAAATGGAAAACGAAGAAATCCTAGAACGATCTGGTGCACAAGAAGAAGCTAAGGAACAAACGTTTGACGATATTTTGTCAGACCCTAAAAAGCAAGCTGAATTTGACAAGCGTGTGGCTAAGGCTATTGATACTGCACGAAATAAATGGGTGGCTGAGACTGAAGAAAAAGAAAACGAAGCTAAGAGACTTGCAAAAATGAATGCTGAACAAAAAGCACAACATGAAAAAGCAAAACTTGAAGCACGTATTGCCGAACTCGAAGCCGAACGTACACTGTCAGAAATGAAGAGTACCGCTCGCACAATGCTATCAGAAGCTAATATCAGCGTATCTGACGCACTTTTATCTCAATTGGTATCTACTGATGCAGATAAGACTAAAAATGCAGTAGAAGCGTTTTCTGAAGCTTTTACGGAAGCAGTCGAAAAGGAAGTCAAAGAACGCCTTAAATCACCAGCGCCTAAAAAGTCAAATGGTAATAGCGGACTGACAAAAGAACAAATTTTAGCAGTCAAAGATACTGCGGAACGACAAAAACTCATTGCCGAAAATATCGGCCTATTCCAATAAAACAGGAGAATTAACACATGGTAACATCACGCACTTATCCAGAAGAAAATCTAATCAAATCAACAGATCTTAAATACCCTATCACAATCGACGTCACAAACAAATTCCAAGAAAATATCTCGAAATTGCTTGAAATGCTTGGGGTTACTCGTAAAATCTCAGTATCTGAGGGAATGACGCTTAAGACATACGCTGGTTATGATGTCACATTAGCTGATGGCACAGTTCCGGAAGGGGAAGTTATTCCGTTGTCTAAAGTCGCTCGCAAAACACACTCTGAGAAAAAAATCGAACTTAAAAAATATCGTAAAGCAACAACCGGCGAAGACATCCAAATGTATGGCTCTAACGAAGCTGTAACAAATACTGACAACGCACTTGTTCGTCAGTTGCAAAAGAAAATCCGCACAGATTTTGTGACTGCTCTTAAAACAGGTACAGGCGAACAAGCAGCTCTTGGAGCAGGATTGCAAGGGGCTTTAGCATCTGCTTGGGGTAAATTACAAGTTTTGTTTGAGGACTACGGCTCAGAGCGTGCAATTGTGTTTGCTAATAGCTTAGACGTTGCGGAATACATCGCTAAAGCTGGCATCACTACTCAAACTGCATTCGGATTGACTTACCTTGTCGATTTTACAGGGACGGTCATTATCTCGACAAACGATGTCACAAAAGGGGAAATCTGGGCGACAGTACCAGAAAATATCATCTTTGCTTACATCAATCCAAATAATTCTGAATTAGCTAAAGAATTTAATCTTTACGGTGATCCAACCGGCTACATTGGAATGAATCACTTCCAAGAAAATACAACGCTTACTATCCAAACGCTGCTTGTATCTGGTATGTTGATGTACCCAGAACGCATTGACGGAATTGTTAAAGTAACTCTTACACCAGGCGTCTAAGGGGGTAATCTATGGCTTACACAGTAAAAGCACGTTTTTTTGACTTGCTTGACAATAGCTTTTTGTACGAGGTTGGCGACAGCTTTCCTCGCAAAGGCTATGAGCCAAGCAAAGAGCGCTTAGAAAGCTTGTTATCTAGCAACAATACAGAACATAAACCATTTATTGAGGTGTCAGGTAATGGCAATAGCTTAGATGGTTTAAAAGTGGATGAGTTAAAAGCTAAAGCGGCAGAGCTAGGAATCGAACTCCCAAGTAATGCTAAAAAAGCTGAAATCATCGAATTACTGCAAGCACACATCTAGAAAGTAGGTTGACATGGACGAAACAAAACAAGCAATTATTGATCGTGTCCGTGTCCGTTTAGCAGACGAAACGTCTTTAAAAGAGGAGTTATTGGAGGAGTTAACGCAAACGGCTATCGACCGTATTAATTTAAAAGTCGGCGATGTCGTTTTTAACCCTCTTTTTAATTCCATCGCTGTTGATGTTGTTGTCAAAATGTATCGTCGTATGTATTTTGAAGGAATTGACACGGAAAAAGCAGACACAATATCAACTAAATTTATTGAAAACGTTTTGGCAGAATATGGCGAGGAGTTAGCGTCATATAAAAAGGACCGTCTAGCCATCTTGAATAAAAAGGTGGTGCGGTTTTTATGATGTTTGTTAATTTTGACTTAGTAACATCGCAAAAAACGGGAGAAAAAGACAGGCTCGGCAACGACATTACGAAAGATGTTGTCAAAAGAGTTGCTAATGGTCGTTTTACTGAATGGTCGGCTGATGACGTGTCCTTATACGGTCGAGATTTAACGTCTAGCGCACGCAAATTGCTGACTAATCAAGTTAGCAAGGCGGAAGCCAAACAAGCGTCACACGTTGTAATAGACGGCTCAAAATACAAAGTTGAATCCGTTAAAGATCTTGGCAGATGGAGACTACTCGTCATCAAAGGATATCGCTTATGAGAATGTCAATGACAGGTATGCCAGCCTTAGAGGTAAAACTAAGGTCAATGAGCGAGAAGCGTTGGGATAGGGTTGTCAACAAAAACCTCACAGAGATGTTTAACAGATCAGCAAGACCGCCTGGTACACCGATTGGTAAAAACACTAAAAGGCATAAGTCTGGCGAGTTGTTGCGCTCTAGACGTCTCAAAAAGGTAAACTCATCAAAAGGTGTTATCACAGGTAATTTTGGATATATCAAGGACTATGCACCTCATGTTGAATACGGTCATAGACTTGTCCGTAACGGTAAACAGATTGGCTATGTTAACGGGACAAAATATCTGTTTAATAACGTCAAAAAACAGCGTGAAATTTATAGGCAAGACATGCTAAACGAATTAAGGAGATGACATGTTAAAAAAACTGGGACTGGTTGATTTACATGCCTCAATTAAACAAAAAATTGAAGATAAGACAGGGTTGATGGCTTATGATCACGTACCAGAAGACATGCCATCGCCTTTTTATTTTATCGAGGTTGTGGATAAGCGACCAGAAGACACAAAGGTCATGTGGTGCGAAGTGTTTACGGTTTGGATACATGCCATAGCGGAAGCTGGAAAAAGCAAAATCGCTATTTATGACATGATTGAAAAACTCGAAGAAGCGCTCACAGAAGAATTAGTTTTGCCAGAAGAAATCGACATTTTGAGACAATCAGAAGTCGGCATGCAGTCCTTACAAGAGGATGAGACTGGCGAAATGCATGCAATTGTAGCCTACGAAATCAAGGTTTCGTACGGTTTTAAAGTAAAAGTTTAAAAGGAGAAATAATGGTGGCATTTGACCAAAATGTTTATTGTAATTTTGACACATCAGCAACAAAAGCTATTGCAGGTAAAGACATTATCTTAGCAATCTTTGATAAAACTGGCGCGAAATTACTTGCTATTAGTGGTCAGCAAGGGTTAACAATCAACCGTACGGCTGACTCAATTGAAGTATCGTCTAAAGATACCAAAGGTGGTTGGAAATCTAAAATTCCTGGCATGAAAGAATGGTCTATCGATAATGATGGTCTTTACGTACCGTCAGACGAGACTCACAAGCAATTGGGCGAAGCTTTTGAAAAGAGCGAGTTTGTTTGTATTAAAGTTATTAACGGTAAAACCAAAAAAGGCATGTTTGGAGGGCTTGCGTCGGTAAGTGATTATAGCCTAGAAGCTCCTTACGATGATGGTATGACATACTCAATCAGTCTCGAAGGCAATGGAGCATTGATTGATTTATCAACATTATCATCAGAAGATGCTGAAAAAGTAACGGCTATGCCTAGTTAATGAGAGGAATGAATGGATAAAGAATTAATTATTATTGACGAAAAACAATACGAACTAAAGTACAACGAAAAAACCATTGAAACCGTCGAAGCTTTGACAGGTAAAGCGTTTATGGATGTTATTGTGAATAACAAAGGTATGTTGTCGCTATCTATGTTGCGTCAGTACTTTGCTAACGCTCTTTATGCGGTAGAAGGCGGTCGTGTGTCTAGCGAGCAAGGCTCTAATATTTTTACTAAAGTGTTAAATACAAAAGGTTATGCGTATGTAAATATGCTAGTGATCAACACAATCCAGCGTGATTGCCCTTTTTTCTTCCTCGGCGCTTAGTCGACTTTGAGTATCTCGGCGGGTCTGGCGATAGCACAGATGTAGAGTATGACAGATTAGCAAGTCAGTATCACAAAGATATTGACTTTGCTTTTTATTTTGTCAATTTTAGGACTACAAAATCCGAATTTTTGGAATTAACCAGACGAGAAAAAGCCTTTATCAGAAAAGCTTGGGAAGATAAACAGGTGCGAGAAAGTGAGCTTATGCGCAACGCTGTTCTAAATGCAGTCAGTAACGCTATGCGCAAAAAAAGCGCTAAATTTGTTGATTTGTGGAAACGTCAGCAACAGCCTGCGAACATGGAAATCGTCGAAGCGCATTTGGAAATCATTAATAAAAACATCGCTGATGAAGGCAAATCTTGGGTTGATTTAGTCTATCAAGCTAACAACATGACAAAACCGAGCGAGGGGGTGGACAATGGCTGATTATACTTTAGCAATACAGGTAACCGGTGACTCCTCCGAAATGCTAAAAGCATTTGAAAAAGCGATAAAAGCAGCAGAAAAACTCAAAGAAAAAGTCAAAAAGACAAATCAGGAGATGACCTCTGAATTTGATTTAGCTGCTAAAAGCTTAACTGATTTTTCGGGTAAAATGAAAGACATCAGTCAAAGCATGTCTGAATTTGGCTCAAAAATTAGCGACGTTGGGTCGTCATTAACCCAAAAAATAACCTTACCTCTTGCAGCAGGTGTCGGGTATGCTGTCAAACAATTCGCTGATTTAGAACAAGCGGTAGGCGGTGTTGAGACGCTATTTAAGCAATCAGCAAAAGAGGTAATAAAAAACTCCGAAAAAGCTTATAAGACAGCTGGTATTTCTGGAACAAAGTATATGGAACAGGTCACTTCGTTTTCTGCCAGCTTGTTACAAGGTTTAGGTGGAGATACTGCGAAAGCCGCTAAGGTAGCTGATAAGGCTATCATTGACATGTCGGATAACGCCAACAAAATGGGTACTAGCATCGAGTCAATCCAAAACGCCTACCAAGGCTTTGCTAAAGGTAATTACACGATGCTGGACAACCTTAAATTAGGTTTTGGCGGGACAAAAGAGGAAATGAAAAGGCTCCTTGAAGAAGCCGAAAAATTATCTGGTGTGCATTATGACATTGAAAATTTTGCGGACATTATCGAAGCTATCCACGTTATCCAAAACGAATTGGAAATAACTGGAACTACTGCTAAAGAAGGAAGTACAACAGTCAGTGGTTCGTTCCAAGCTATGCTTGCATCTGCTAATAACTTAGCAGCTGGGCTAGGTGACAAAAACGCTGACGTCAAGCGTTTGATGGCAGAGTTAGAGGAAACCACAAAACAGTTTGTCACAAATGTAAGTAACGTTTTAAAAACCATATGGGACAATTTGCCATTAGAACCTTGGCAAAGGTGGACATTGTCTGTTGTAGCTCTAGCAGGTCCTGTCTTGCTTGTATTTGGTAAATTAACAGTAGGAATAGCATCTTTAGTTAGTTCTTTTGGCATTATAAGCGGTGCGATCGCCCCGTTTTTCACATGGATGAGCGGAATTGTTTCGCAAGGTGGTGCAGTTTCAAGCGTTATTTCCTCGCTTGGCGGAGGAATGATAGGGTTTGCTGCTTTAGCAGGTGCTGTAATAGCTGTAGTTGCTCTTATTGTTTATACAATTCAAGACCTGTGGAAAACTTCAGAAAAATTTAGGGGGGCAGTAACTGGTATCTTTACCACTTTAGGTAATATTGTTCAAAGTGCGTGGACTGGTTTTTTACAACCTGTTTTTACAGCACTTAAAGCTATCATTGATGCTATTGTGGATGAGGCTTTGACACCTTTGTACAATAGCTTTAAAAGTATGATAGAGATGATTGTTGTTTCGCTTTCGGATCTTTTAGCTAAATTTGAACCCGTTATCCAATTTATCATGAATGTTTTTGGCGCTATATTACCTCCCGTTTTAATCGCTTTAGGCAGTATTTTTATTGGTGTTTTTACAACCATAACCAACGTTGTAGGCACAGCGTTTACATTATTCGGAGAACTCATAAAAAACCTTATGAAAATTATGGGCGGACTGACTGATTTTATCACTGGTGTTTTCACAGGCAACTGGGAAAAGGCTTGGAATGGTGTTGTTGATATATTTAGCGGTATTTTTAATGGTATTGTTGCTATTGGAAAAGGTGTGCTAAATGCCTTGATTGACATGATTAATGGGGCCATCAGCGGTATTAACTTTTTAATTAAATCAGCTAACAAAATTCCGGGTGTGAATATTAGTCTAATTGACAAAATACCGCATTTAGCCAGAGGTACATCTGACTGGCAAGGTGGTCTTGCTCGTATTAATGAGGGCGGACGAGGGGAATTAGTACACATGCCAAACGGTACGACAGTAGTGCCGCATGACGTAAGCATGAAATACGCTCGAGAATCTGCTAAAGCCAATTCTGGCATTGCTTATGTTGATAGCAATGATGAGATTACCAAAAGCGCCTTGAAATTAGCTAACGATGCTATTAAACGCCCTGTTGTGTTAAATATCAACGGCCGTGAGGTCGCTAGAACAACAGGTGGAGACATGAGAGACTACCTAAATAGTCGAGATATGACATTAAAACGATTGAGAGGTGAGGTTTAGATGACTACAATGACTTTTAATGATGTGGACTTATCTAGCCTCATCACTATCATGTCTGTCAATCGAGACATCGGTAACGAGAGACAAGCCGAAACTAACGACGCTCCATTTGTTGGTTTGCATGTAAAAAAGATAAAGACTAGCGCAAAAATAATTACAGTTGATTTTTATTTAAAGGACAGGACAAACGAGTACGCATTAAACCAGCTAAAACACAAATTAGCTGGTATTTTTAATGTGAACGAGCAAGTCAAGGTGACTTTTAGCGATGAGCCTGACAAATATTATCTAGCTATACCGATAAATAAAATATCGGCTAGCGACCCAATAGCTTGGCTAAGTCTTGTGAGCTTGGAGCTACTTGTCCCTGATGGCGTGGCCCATTCTGTGTCATACAAAAAAATCACAAATTACAGACAAGAGAGTGGAAAACTAGTCTTTGACGTTGCTAACAATGGCAACGTTGATGCGCATCCTATTATTACTGTTAAGCACAATGCTGATAACGGCTATTTAGCCTTTGTTAATCGCTTGTCTGTGTTTGAGATTGGAGACTTGGAAGAGTACGACAAAGAGGATGTCAAACACTCTGAGACACTTGTTAATTTTAAAGACGGTAAGCTTGCCAACATGCTGACGTCAGGTGCTAAAAATGTTGCTATTTTAAACGATAACCAACAGACTATCACTGGATCATTAGGCCAAAAAACAGCCTTTGATCGCAATCATATTTACCTAGCCAACGCTGGTAGCGGGCAAGGCATTCACGGTGCGTCTCTAACGTTTGATGTCCCAGCTGATTCTGTCGGTGGGGTTGGGTCCATCAACGAGGTACTGTGGGCTAGACAAATTTTTTGGCCTTTAAATGTAAACGAGTGCGGTTTTATTAAGCTTGCTGTCAGTGATACTGATGGCAAGTTTTTGTATGGCTCGGAAGTCGTCAAACGCTCAAATGGTCAAAGAATGGAATACAACGTCTCTGTCTCGACAAGTACAGGCTTTGAGACTATCTTTGCTAAGACTTTTAATGCTAATGACTATAACCCGTTTTATCATAAGCAGGGTTGGTCAGAAATTGCCCGTAATAATGATGAACTTGATATTTATTATTGGGGTAGTCGCTATAAAGTCAGCGCACCGACACTAAAAGACCGTAAGGCTTTAAAGGTTCATGTGTTTTTAGGTGCTGTTGGGGACAGACCAGTTCCAGTCAACATGTTTATTGACGGACTGTATATCAAGAAAAACTTTACGAATTTACAAGAAGATGTGCCAAACACATTTTCCACTGGTTCGGAAGTCGTCTTAAATAGTGAAAATGACACGCTTTTGGTAGATGGTGTCCCTAAAAATAATAAAATCGTTGACGGATTTATCAGTTTTCCTAAAATACCTCCTGGCACCTCAACTTTCGAGGTGTCTTTGTCTAGTTGGGCAACCGCTAACCCAGATATTACGCTAAGTTTTGAAGAAAGGTGGCTATAAATGCTTATAACAATCCATAATGCAAAATTGGAAAAAGTTGCTTATATTGATAACGATAAGCAAGACACCTTAAATTATTATGACGACAAATTTTCTCAGTATCTAAACACGGCTAATTCAACGTTTGAATTTACAGTTTATAAGCGAGGCATTAAGTCTGACACAGTCAAAGAAAAGGCATATCTAACATTAACAGAGAGGTCTTTTGTGTCATTTAGGTACAATGGCAAGTCTTATCTGTTTAACGTTATGTCAACAGACGAGACGGACACAGAGATACGTTGTTACTGTGAGAATCTCAATCTTGAATTGCTCAATGAGTATGCAGGACCTTATAAAGCAGCGGCTCAAATGTCGTTTGTTGATTATTGTAATTTGTTTGGCATCCTTAAAAACGGTGCTATTACCATTGGCACCAATGAGATAACCGACCAGAAACGCACAATCGAATGGACTGGTCAAGATACTAATCTTAAACGGTTGTTATCTATCGCCAATAATTTTGATGCGGAAATAGAATTTGTCACAAATTTAAGAAACGATTCAAGTTTGAAGTCGTTTGTTATGAATGTCTACAAGAAGAATGACGCTACACATCAAGGTGTCGGTCGTAGACGAGATGACATTATTTTGCAGTACGGCAAAAATATCGAGAGTGTCAGACGTAAGATTGATAAAACAGGTATTTACAATGCTATAAGACCGACTGGTAAAACAACAACGACGACAACCACAACGACTGCTAAACAAGGCTCTGTTCAAACAGGGTCTATTTTGTGGTCTGGCGGCAATTTGACTTATGCAGGTCATGTGATGCAATCATCTGTTGTTAATACCATTTTAAGCCTATGCAGTAAATACAAGCTATTGCCATCTGGTGTTTTTAGCCAGCTGTACCTCGAATCGTTTTGGGGAGATACACCAGTCGGTCGTGCTGATAATAATTGGGGCGGCATTACTTGGACAGGTGCAACAACCAGACCAAGCGGAATTAAGGTTTCCCAAGGTCAGCCTCGAGCCGAGGGTGGATATTATAACCACTATGCAAGCGTTGATGACTACTTAAAAGATTACGCTTACCTCTTAGCCGAGCAAGGCATTTATGCCGTCAAAGGTAAGCTAACCATTGATGATTATACCAAGGGCTTGTTTAGAGTTGGTGGTGCAACATATGATTATGCTGCAGCTGGTTATGTTCACTACGCACCTCTCATGAGAGACATCAGAGGTGGGATTAACCGTAATAACAATGGCGCTATGGATAACGTCGATAACCAATTTAAAAATGGTGGATCGACTAGTCAAAACACTACTCAGATAGCTGCTAAAACAAAAGCAGTGCTTGCGGAAGCGAACAGACTGAAAGGTCAACGAGTAGGCTCTGGTCAGTGTTATGCCTTAGCAGCTTGGTACGCCATGAAATTAGACGGGCCAGGACTCAACGGTGGTGTAACTAGTTTTAGAGGACTTATTGGTGCTGGTGCAGCAGCTGCTCAGATTGGTACGGATTACAACTGGGGTCAGTTTGGCTGGAAAGTTGTACAACCGAATAAAGTCTCAGATTTAATCACAGGCTCGATTGTTAACATCAGAGCAAACGCTGGCAGTCCTGTTTTTACAGGTGGTTGGGGGCATACTGTTGTTGTTAAATCTTTATCTGGAGATACACTCACAGTCTTAGAACAAAATTATAACAACGTGCAAGTTGTCCAAGAGCACACTTATAGCGCTAGCGCTTATTTAAGGACAGTCCAAACAGTATGTTATCCACCAGAACTGGTTCAAGGTAAACGTGTTGAAGGGACAGCAACCACAGAGCCACCAAAAGACGAAACGACCACGACAAGTCAAGAAAAAGAGGTTTTAATTAACCCATCGCTTTACCGTGAATGGAAAAACGAAGCAGGACAAGTCGAATTTTACCTTAAAAACAGTTTGTTGTATGCGCCTTTATCTAAAGAGCTTTATCCGTCAGCATTTACAGGCATCGAGACAGATGATAACTGGATACGAAAAGACTTAGATGTTGACACAGAGAGCGAGGAAAAACTCATCTCTGTTGCTCTCGCAGACCTGAGAAAACATTGTTATCCAGCGGTAACCTATGAAGTGTCTGGGTTTATTGGTGATTTAGATATTGGTGACACCATCAAAATCAATGACCCAGAATACACCCCAAGCCTCATTTTAGAGGCAAGGGTTAGTGAGCAACACATCTCATTTACAGACCCCAACCAAAATAAGACTGTCTTTGATAATTACAGAGCCTTAGAGAGCAAAATCTCACAAGGGTTAATTGACCGCATGAGTGAGCTAGCGGAAGCTGCTAAACCATACGATTTGCGGTTGATCACTGACAATGGCACTGTTTTTACAAACGGCGAGGGACGCTCTATTTTAACCGCAGAGCTTTGGAAAGGTAACAAAAAGTTTGATGCAAGCTATCAATTTAAACGAGATGGTCAATTAGTCAGCGCTGGATTGCAGTTGGCAGTTGACGCTAAGGATGTACCAGCTGATAAACCTCTAATCATTACTGTCGAGGCTTATTTAAATAATGAGTTGATTGCAAGTAAACAGATTACGTTTACTAACTCGCTTGGAGAACAAGGCCCAGCTGGACGTGGGATTGTCTCTACAGAGGACTATTACTTAGCGTCACCAAATCGTATAGGTGTCACATCTGCAACATCAGGTTGGACTAAGACGCCTCAGGAAATTACTGAGACTAATAAATACCATTGGTATTATCACGTTGATGTTTACTCAGATAGCACTCGAAAAGAAACGACACCAGCCATCATCGGTGTTTATGGCGATAAAGGTTCAGATGGCAAGCAAGGAGAAAAAGGGAACGATGGTCCAATAGGACCACAAGGTCCAGCTGGCGCTTTGGATGAAAAGCAGCTGCAAGATATCAATAATAAAATTGATGGCAAAGCAGACCAAGGCTTAACTATTGAGCAAATCAATAAACTTGCTGAATTGCAGGCCATTGCCAACGCTGAATTACAAGCAAAGGCTAGCATCGACGCTTTAGCTAGCTTACAAAAGCAAGTACAGTCTGCAATAGCGGCAATGAATGCTAGCCAAAAGTTATCAGAGCAAGACCTTATTACAGCTAGTCAACGGGCTATCAAAGCAGCCAACGACATCTTAGACTTAAAAGAGCAATGGAATTTTATTGACAATTATATGTCAGCGTCTGAAGAGGGACTTATTATCGGCTCTAAAGACGGTACAAGTTCCGTGCGTGTTGCCAAAGACCGTATTGCCTTTTACTCAGCTGGCGCAGAAGTCGCTTCGATTACTGGTGGTATGCTCAAAATTGACAATGGTATGTTTGTAGCTACGTTGCAAGTAGGACATTTTCGTGAAGAGATGTATAAAGTCAATGGTGTTGATAAACATATCAACGTTGTTAAATATTATGACACGATCGTGGGGTGATTGATTGGCAGAATTTTATAGTAATAAAGATAGCAAAGGTTACTACTTGCGAGTGGTCGCAACAGAGGAGCCTATCACACAATCAGATATTACCTCTAACAGCAGTCGTGTCAGATTGCAAATTTACCTGCATAACACGCTCACAACATTTGCTCAATATACATTGAGCATGAGCGTTACTGTCCATGAAGAATCGTGGCCTTGGACTGGTAGTCCATCAATGCTATCTAACAACAGTAGCATCTTACTTAACGATAAGACTGTTACTGTTAAACATGATGTTGACGGTAGTCGCACAGCAGGTATTTTGGTTAGATTTAATGGCAGTGGTGGTTATAGTCCAGATTCTTTGCTTATCAATTGGGCACCGTTTAAATTAACTAATTTATCTCGTTCTAGTGGCGTGACAGTTTCTAACACAGTTATCGGTAGCAGCGCGACAATAACGATCGATAGGCAATCAACGTCTTATAAGCATACACTTAGATATGCATGGGCTGGCAAGTCAGGAACTATCGCAACAAATGTTGATACAAGTTATAACTGGCTAATACCTTTAGATTTTGCCAACGACATTCCTGATAGCGTTAGCGGAAATGGAACAATTTACGTAGATACTTATAATGGTTCTACCCTAACAGGTACACAACCAGTTACATTTACTGCAACAGTACCAGATAGCATAAAGCCAACGCTTAACAGCATATCTCTATCAGACGTTAACACAGTCGCAAATAACGTTGTTTCAAGCCCTAACTATTATGTTCAGATTTATTCTAACATTAAGGTCAATTTTGGTTCTGCAAGCGGTGCTTATAGCTCGACAATCAAAGGTTATTACGCTGAGATTGTCGGGAAAGGTCAGTCTACTGACCAAAACGGTGGTACGTTAGGCAGTATGCTTTATGATGGCCAAATCACTATCAGAGCAAAAGTTATTGATAGTCGAGGTCGTGAATCACAACCCGTGGATAAAACAGTCACGGTGCTTAAATACTCACCACCAGCACTATCATTTGACGTTGCAAGGTCTGGTTATGGTTCTGACACGCTAACAGTTACAAGACGAGCGTCTATTGCTCCATTAAGTGTTTTTGGGACGCAAAAAAACACTATGACACTTAGTTTTAGTGTTGCCGAATTAGGTTCAAGTTATTTTTCGTCTAATAACGGTTCGGCGAGTGGGGCTTGGGCTAATATATCAAGTTTAACAAACTCTGCCGCAAATCTTTACGGGACATTCTCGCCAACGAAATCATATACTGTCAAAGGTATCTTGTCGGACAAATTTAGTCGCACAGAGTTTACGTTTGACGTCGGAACAGAGTCGGTTGTGATGTCAATCGCTAAAAACGGCATCGGATTCCAAAAAGTTTGGGAAAAGGGTGCTATTGACGCTAAAGGAGATGCTTACATTAGCGGCAAGTTGTATGTCAATAATACAGAGGTTAAACCGTCATTTGACAAGACAGAGATTTTAAACATGGTTTATCCAGTTGGCTCTGTTTATATGAGCACATCATCTGCCAATCCATCAACATTTATCGGTGGCACATGGCAAAGATATGCGCAAGGTCGGACTATTGTCGGAGTTTCCGAAAATGAGACAGAATTTAACTACGCTGGTAAAACAGGCGGTGAGAAAACCCACCAGTTAACAAAGCCTGAAATGCCACGACACGACCACAACGTATCAAATGATAATAACGCTTTGTTGCTAGCTGCAAGCAGTACGAAAGCTTATGCCACAGCTGGTGCTGGCTCAGGGTCAAACAGTTGGCCTTGGCAAAAAGGTGTACAAGCCGAAGGTGGCAATCAGCCCCATAATAACTTGCAGCCTTATATCACAACTTATATTTGGCTTAGAACAGCCTAGAGGGGGATTTATGTTAGTTATCACATCAAATTACCCAGAGCAGATGCCTGATGGCTCTGTTTCTGGCGCTAAGGTGATGCTTGACGGGATTGATGACCATGCAGGTTGGCACATCCCGTTGACATTACCAAAAGAATATTTAGACAAACCTCAAAGCGAGGTTATGACACTTTGTGAAAAGATGATTTATCAGCAGTTACAACCGCAGAAAGCATTAAACGAAAAGTTTGCGAAGCTAGACACAGATGTCGAAAAAGTGGAAAACATGCTTAAATTTGCGACTGGCATTTTAAATTTACTTATCGCAACGCAAGAAAAAGAGGAAACAACAGATGTTGAAACTGTTGAAAAAGTGGATTAGAAGGAGACGTATCATGATGATTAATTATTTTGCAATGCAAATTGAGTTTGGTTGGATTACTTTGGAAGATGTCCCTAAAAAATATCGTGAAAAAGTAAAACAGCTTGTTGAATCAGGTAACATCGGAGCAGAATAGCGAGGGTCTTATATGACGATAGACATTACTTCGGTCGCTCAATGGTGCGTAGCACTTACTGCAATAATAGTATTTTTAAAATGGGTGTCTGCACCTGTCAAACACGTTTTAGACAATAATAAAAAGGCTATGGAAGCCTTGGAAAGTGCTATCGTCAAAATATCTGACGACTTAAAAGACAACAATTATAAATGGACCGAATCCAAAAACCATCGTGACCGACTACAAAAGGTCCAAGATCAGCACGAAATCAGAATCGGAATCGTAGAAGATAGACTTATTAGTCATGACGAGCAGCTAAAAACGCTCTGGAAAGTAAAAGAGGAGAAAAAATAATGGAAGAATTACTACAATTTATCACTGGTTCAACGCTATCTGTTTTGACTATTTTAGCAGGTATTGCGGTTAAAGTTGTTAAAGATTACCTACTTAAAAAAGGTGGCGAGAAAGCGGTCAAAATCGCTGAAATTGTGGCTCAAAATGCAGTAGAAGCTATTGAGCAGATTGCTTATGATAAAGATATTAAAGGCATTGAAAAGCTGACAGAAGCTAAAGTTGCTGTTCGTGACGAACTGTCTAAACACAATGTCTATTTGTCAGACAAACAAATGGAAGTCTTTATTGAAGCGGCTGTTAAACGCATGAACGACAGCTGGAAAGGTCAATAATATGGCAACTTTAGATGAAGTGTTATCCTTTGCCAAGGGATTGGCAGACACTGGTCAAGGGGTTGACCTCGATAATGTTTACGGTACGCAGTGCGTGGACTTGCCAAACTGGATCACGACAAAATATTTTGGCATTGCCCTTTGGGGAAATGCTATTGACTTACTAGATAGTGCAGCCGCCCAAGGAATGGAAGTGGTCTACAATGCTCCTGGAGTTAATCCACGAGCTGGGGCTATCTTTGTGATGGTGACCTATGCTCACGGTTTTGGACATACTGGATTAGTTATTCAAGACTCAGATGGATATATTTTGTATACAATCGAACAAAATGTTGATGGCTATTCTGATAACAACGGAGACGGAATTAACGATCAGTTACAATTTGGTGGACCAGCACGATATGTTAGTCGTGCATTTTCTGATGGGACAGGTTATATTTTAGGTTGGTTTTATCCACCTTACGACGATACACCTGCACAACAGTCGGGAAAAAGCGCACCGTTGCAATCATCAGATGGAACGTATTTAGCTAATTCAGAAACTGGCACATTTACCGTACGTGTAGCAGCTTTAAATGTCCGTTCTGCACCTCGTCTAGATGCAGAAATTGTGGCAACTTATGGTGAAAACATGGAATTTAACTATGATGGTTGGATTGACTCAGACGGCTATATTTGGGTGACATATATCAGCGTGACTGGTGTTAGACGATATGTTGCGGTCGGAAACTCACAAAATGGCCGACGTGTGACTAATTTTGGTACTTTTAGATAGGAGGTAAAACTCCGAGATAAGACAAATGCCCTCGCTTTTGCGGGGGCTGTTTTTGTTGCCAGAATCAATATGTAGTGTTAGCTAAAAAGTTAGCTAACAAAATATAGTACTTGACAAATATGGTATAATTAAGAAAAAGGAGGTGGACTGGATGGCTGAGGCACTGTTTGTGGCAAATTACATCATTGAATATTGCAATGATCACGATTTAGAAATAAACAATTTAAGAATTCAGAAACTTTTATATTTTATAAATGCTCGAAACTTAGTTGAAACTGGCAGCCCACTGTTTCAGGATAAGATAGAAAAATGGAAATTTGGACCAGTTATTCCAAAAGTTTATCATGAATATAAAAGGTTTGGAGCGTCTACAATTACCAAGAATGATATTTCTACTCAAATTTGGAAATTTAACTTTGAGGTAAGCCCCTTTGGAGAAGAAAGCCCAATTGAAGTATTGACATATAATAAGGAAGAATTTTCGGATTCTCAAATTCAATTAATTGAAAGTACAATACTAGCATTAAAAAAATATAACACATTTAAATTAGTAGATTTGACACATGAAGATGATATGTGGAAATCTGATAATCAACTCATAATGTCTGGTGAAAAAGGTTTAACTTATGATAACAATGAAATAAGAGATTTTTTCATATCGCACATTGAGTTTCAAATATGGAATAATATTTAGTAAATGAATAATCTTTATGCAACTATTAATAAGTTAAACAAAGTAGAACAATCTGTTTTTTTAGTAATTAATGATATTATAGATAATAATACTATTTTCCCTGATGTAAATGCTCGCAATAGTTTTAAAAAATTAGCTATTTCAACACTTGGCGACCGAACTTTTAGTACACCATACGATTTCATTTCTGAGCATATATATAACAATGCTGATTTAAACAGTGTTCAAGATGATGAAATGCTCGTTAAAAACATTGAGATTTTAAAAAATTTTGTATCACAAAACAATTTTGAAAACTTTGATTATTCTTTGTTTATCAAAAATTTAAATAAAATTCATAGACATTATAAGCTAGCATTAATTCAAAAGAACTTTATTCTCCGTACAACTATAGAGGTGGAAGAACGAGCCAACGAACTCAAAGAAAAAACGAAAGCTATAGAACAAAAAATGTCTGAACTTGATGAAACAAAATCTTCCATCTACACAGACTTTATTGCTATCTTAGGTGTGTTTTCGGCTTTTGTTTTTGTTATGTTTGGTGGTATAGATGTAGCAAGGGCGATATTTGACATTGGTAATGATCTTCAGACTCTTGATTTATCAAGAATGATTACTATTGCAAGCTTAATGCTAATCGGTGTATTGACATTGATGTATTCTTTATTGCTGTGGGTAGCTAGAATTACAGGTAAAAATTTTGGTAACTGCTATTCACCAAAATGTGTTAATGGGTGCCAGCATAAATGGTGTCATTTTCTCATGAGACATTCTTTCTATTTCTCTTTGATGACATTATTAATTTTGGTAATTATTTTTAGTCATTATGTGTTTAAATAAATAAACCAACCGCTCTCTTAATAGAGGGCGGTTTTTGTGTGTTTCGTATGCTTATGCATAACTAATAAGAATATAAAAACTATTTCAAGTTCTAGTTGGTCTGTTGAATTTGTTATTCTATATTTTCTTGAGTTGAATGATGTTTACCTCTAGTCAAAGCTACTTGTTCACTCATTTCTACAACTTTCTCTAAGTTTACAGTTTTAGGCATACTGTCTTTGTTGTACCAGTATACATCAGATTGCCCATTACTTGCCACATATACAGTGTCTTGTAAAGAAGTATCTTTGTTATCTTTTTTTAGTGCATCCGTGTCAGGCTCGTTTTCGATTCCCTCTTCAATCTCGTCATCAGTAGTTTCGATTTTATTTTCTTCAACGTTATTAATATCTACGTCAGCAGTAGAAGATAAGAGTCCACCGTTTTGGTAATCAATATTAAAACCTGCTACATTATTAAACACACGAACTGTCTCGTCAATAAATCCATCAGATGATAAAGCAGACACTAAAACTGCTCTAGGTAGCAATTCGGATCCTTGATATACAGGAGTTGCTTTATAGTAAACATGGACTTTAGGATTTCTTTTAATGTGATCTAAAACTTTATTTTCAATATACTGCATCCCACCTTTACGATCATTATTACCTACGTTTTGGGTGCGGGTACCCGTAATCAAATTATTTCTAAAAGGTCTTCCTCCTAAGCTATCGGCTATTAAATGACTTCTATCAAACAGGTAGCCGTTACGAACATTTCCGTTACTTAAGAGAATACTAGCTTTGATATTGTTCGAAATCTTACTCACATTTTTGGGGCTATGCTTGTAGTCGGATTCAGTGGCTCTCTGGTTAGTATTTTTGAAGAAATAAGAATACCACCCACTTGGCTCTGGTTTGCTTTCCCATTTTTCACGATAGCCAGCAGACATGTCAATCATATCTTTTGTGATAATACCATAAGCTTCTCCAGAACGGCCGTAGCCATCAAGTACAGAGTAATGGATATTGGAAACTGTAACAGGTTTAGTACTTTGCCCACTTTTCTTATAGACCCTTTCGGTTGTACGATAAAGTTCGGGAAAATTTTTAATATCCAGTTGCGCTTTACCTTCAACATGGTAATAATTGGGGTGTTGCTCGATACTCCAATTATTTGAAATAGTGGCCGATTCAGCGTAAATGGTACTACTAGTATTTTCAGTAATTGGTAGTATACCTAAAAATAACGTAGCTAGAATGGTCAGAGCAGAGTGAATAATTAGATGTCTCCAATGTTTAGACATATCCATGTCCTCCTTTTGTTATTTACAGATTAAGTATACCATTTTAAATTAAAAAAATATGAAATTAATAAAATTAATTTATAACTAACAGCATACTAAATTTTCTTTTTATCTAATATTCGTCAATAGTTAATAAGTTAGTTTGTCATAAAATAGATGTTATTTAATTTTAAATAAGCTTTAAATTTAATTATATTATTTCCTGTAAAATACGAATAATAAGATAAGGAGGTAATCTATGCTAACATACGATGAGTTTAAGCAAGCGATCGACCATGGGTATATCACAGGAGACACAGTAGCGATTGTGCGCAAAAACGGACAGATCTTTGATTATGTGTTGCCGAATGAGGAGATAAAGAATGGAGAAGTCGTAACAGAGGAAAAAGTGGAGGAAGTATTGATGGAATTGGAGTAACATTACCCGTCAATCACCCGTTTATTTTTATTTTTTCATCTTTTTCTATCCTTTCTATATTTTAAAAATACCAACGTTTAAGTGTCTTGCAAAGGATGAAAACGGTGAGATAGCTACCAGCAATCCCCTCCTCTCCTTATAT